CTGTCCCGGATTACGAGGCAAACGCACAGTTACTTTGCGTTTAGCATTATCTGTTGTTTTTTTAGTTGTCTCTGCCATAATTTCCTCCAAAGAAAATTTATTTACAGGGAGCAGATGGCGAATCTACTCCCTATATTTAATTAGTTTTCGCTGTCATCATCACCGAGAGATGAGCCGGACTCAACACGGAGCAATCTTTCTTGATAAAGAATTTTTGCACCATGACAGAATTTATAACCAATAGTGCTGAACTGCTCCAAAGGACCGCCAATCTGTCCTTTAGTCTTAACAATCATTTCCATACCTTCGCCTTCAGGGTCAAGTACACCAAATGCATCCTTACCTAAGAAAAGGGTAGCATATACGGAAGCACCATCTTTGCCAGCCTTCCATACCTTAGCCTCATTAGTTTCAATGAAACGAACACCATGAAGGTCTCCGATGTCTCCCTTGAAAATAGGCTCTACAGCATTGTACTTATGGAACTCTTTCCACTCAGTAGAGTTTCTAAGGTCAAAAGCAACGGAAGGATGAATGAGAGCAACATACCAACCATCAATCTTAGGTGCTTTGTTCTTTTTAAGCCATGTTGCAGCCTTATTTACTACATCAGGTGTAAGTACACAAGCATTGGTAATAGCTGCTCTTGAAGTAACTTCGGTCTCACCGTTAGGACAATATCTTACTGAGTTACCTGCAATAAGAATATTTCTTGTTAAGGTGTCATAGGTTTCACCCTCAGCAGCACCCATTTCCTCAGTAGCACCGAAAATAACATCGTCATAAGACTCAAGCTCAAGACGGTCTGATACTGCTGTGAAATCGCCATGCTGAGTGATAGTGCCTTCTACATTAGTCATACCAAAGGTCTGACCGGTAGGAATTACACCCTCAGTAAGAGGTGTCAATGCCTTAGCAAAGGTATTGAACTTTCTCCACTCAACTTTATTTCCATGCATAGGCTGTTTCTTGCCAAACTGCGTGAAAATCATAGCTTCTCTTGCATTTTCCAAGAGAGTAGTGTCATAGAAAGTTTTCATGGTCGGAGACATTGAACTCTGACCGGTTACATTGATAGGTGATACAACATTGCTATCAATAACTGTTGCATCAGCAAAAAGCTGTAAATTCATTACTTTAGAAATAATTTCAAACATAATTTTTCCCTCCACATAACAGGGAGGCTTGAATTTTTTTATCTCCCTGTTTTCTTTCTTCGTTGTTCATCTGCAAATCGTCTTAATTCTTTAAGATTCATTTTGCTAAAATCTTGTTCTACAACAGAAGGAGCAGAGGAAGATAAACCATTTTCAATCGGTCTTGCCTTATTAGAGGCAACCACCTGAGCTGTCTGAGCTTGAATCTGTCTTGAAGCCATCTGCACTGTAGCAGGTAGTATTTCATTCCAATGACAAGCCATATAAGCAGCAGTGGTATCTCCATTGTTCACAGCACAAAGTTTGCGAAATCTCTCATCTTGCATTTCGGTATCAAGGTCAAATTGAGGGAACTGTGATTTAGTTTTCTCAGCATTTTGTCTGAGTAACATAATCTGTTGTCTCATTTGCTCTTGTTTAGCCATTTCAGCTTTTTCAGCTTCAATAGCCGCCTTTTCTGCATCCATTCGAGCTACCTTTCGCTCCATGTTTAAAATCCTTCGAGCTTCTTCGTTTGAAATATCATGCTCCATAGCATAATTTTCAACATACGAATCATCGGTATCAATCTTTTGCTGAAGTACCTCGAGGAAATTTTCATCATCAGGATTGACTCCGTATTTACTCGCCACAATATCAAGAATAGCTTTCTGCTTACCGGAGATTTCTTCAATCCCCTTATACTTCTTGAGTCTGTCTCCTATGGTTTTATCCATGTAGGCTTTGTGTTCTTCCTTATAATCGTCAGACTTAATTAAATCTGCATAAGGAATCTTTTCTGTTGTAGCTTTTGGCTCATTGGTAGGTTGAACCGGTTCAGATGCTAAGGGAGTAGATACTGCTGAATTAGCAGAGGTCTTTTCCATAGCCTTCTGATAATATTTTTTTGCCTTCTCAGGGATGGAGGCAGGTATCTTTTCTCCTGAAGTGTCAATCTGATTATCTCCGGTAGAAACAGCAGAGCTACCATCTCCACTATCTCCACCCTCACCGAATAATTGAAGATTGAGCCATAGTTTTTTAAGCATATATCAATGCTCCTTTTCATTTCTGCATTTTAGGATGCGAGCCTTATGATTATATTTTAATCACCTATGAGGTGCTATTTCTAACCTTCTACTTTAAAAGTTACATTTTGAGGATAATTTTCTGCTACCATTTCCAAACCAACAAGAATAGTCCAATATGTACGAGTGATATTTCCCTTGTATTCTTCCTTTGGAGTGCAGCTTAAAAAGCCTTTTTCCTCATTAAATGTAGGAGGTTCTGTAAGCATTTCCTCTGATTGAAATAAAGCATTACCCAATGTATAGAAAAGGGTAGATACAGCCGAACAGACTATATCTTTACCACTTTCCTCATAATTTGCGTGTCCGTCTAATTTCAATTCAAGGGTTTCAGGTTTAAATGTTATATTTATCATAGTTATCTCCTAATCAGCTTGAGTAGAATTTCTCGCTGTACTTCTTGCTTTTACCATGTGAGCCGCTTCACCGGAATAATCAGTATTCATACCCACTCCATTTGATTGAGGTAAAGGTTGACCGCCCTGTGAAAGTATTTGATTTGCAACCTGTTCACCCAACATAGGATTGATTTGATTTGCAAACTGTAAAGCCATTTGCTGATACAATACAAGCATTTCAGCAAGAGTGCCGTTTTCTTGTATTTTCTGCATTACTTCCTCTTTCTTGGTGAAGTCCATCATATTCAAGCAAGCTAAGGCTTGGTCTGTCATTTGAGGATTGAAGAAGCCTTGATTATAGAAATTCAATGCTAATTCATTGATTTCCATTTTCTTGTATGGATTAGCTTTTTCAGAGGTTACATCAATATCAAACTCAGGTAAACGCAAGCCAATATTTGCACCCATAGTCATTTGTTCTTGAGCTACAATACCGCTATTGTCATACTGAATAAACTGCTCCTTTATACCGTCAGGCATTATACGGAAGGTTCTCGGTATATCGTAAAATTGACGGATAAGCTCTACAATCTGATAACATACATCTCTATATGCTCTATGGAATGTTTTATTAGAGCTTCTTGCATTTTTACCGGCTGTTTCTTGCAATGCGGCAATAGCAGAGGCAGCAGTAACACCGCTTGGAGCTACACCATTATTAGAGTCTTGGTTGCTTGTAACATATTTAAGCTCCTCTATCTTCTGATTGAGGAAATTAACATATATCGTATCTAATTGCTTGGTATCCATCGGTCTTATGTTTTCTTCACCGATATTACCCTCAACATGTACGAATTTCTTTGATTTATCAGCATATTCATCAAGGTTAATTGTTCCATCACCCTTGACGAAATAGCGAGGAGAAGCACCCTCAACGGCATTATCTGTTATAGCCTTGTTTAATTGGTCTATCTGTATCTGCGTGTCTCTGCCTACATCGGTCAAACCATAACCGCATATACTACCTTCAACTGGATATAAAGCCATTGTTACAAAGGGATATAAAGCATGGTCATAAAGTCCTCTTGTAGCAAGAGCCTCACCCAATGGAACAGTAAGAGGTATATTGGTCTCAGGGTCAACTATAACCTTCTCAGGAGGATTGATTTCATTTTCAGTGGCATACAGCACTATATCATTTACATACTTAACATACTGTAATGTTTTCTTGCCTTTAACATAAGTATGATAATACCAATCTATCACTACTGACTTATCAGAGGTGTCAACATTATCATCATAAAGGTACTTAGCAAGTGTTACAGACTGTGTACCCAACTTGCCTTTACACTGAGGGTATCTTTGCTCTAAGAGAATATTAGACACTAATTCAGTATTAAATATGTTTTGTGATTCCTGAATATCTGTAATGCCCGGCTCCCAAAATAGATTTATAAAATCAATCTTCTTAATGGATATATCACCGAGTCCGTTATGCTTAGAGCCATCCCAAAATACACCCTGAATACTTCCTCCGTGTTTTAAGGTGTACCAAACAACATCAGAATAGACATCCTCGTATCTGTTTTGCTCAAGGATAACCGGTACAATAGAGGACAGTTTTTGAGCTTCAATCTTATCATCTTGCTGACGAGGCTGAAAATTACAAGTAGGGTAGCTATCCATAGCATCAGAATATCTACTCTGAATACAAGACCATAGCCACGGTGTAGCAGGTTTAAAATCTGTTGTACCGTCATTCATATAATTCCACTGTCTGAGCTTCCAAAACTGCTCATTTGCAATAATTTTCTGCTCAAGGCGAGCTTTACCGGACTTATACTTACGGAGTATTTCAGAAGCCTTCATAACCTCCTCACTACCGATTTTAGGCTTCATTTGAGCTTGCATTTGCTTTTTCTTTGCAGTATGTTCAAACATTGCCATCTCGTTCCTTGCCCTTATTTCCAATTCACTTTTTGGCTGCTGTGTCTGTGGCATCTGTCCTTGAACCTGAGCCTGATTTTGAGGTGTAGCCTCTTGCTGTTGTTCTTTCTTGTTAAATATCTTCATCATATCCTCCTGAAAATAGCTTTATTATATGTTCCACTATCAGTAAATTGATTAAGTGGGTCATACTTAGGTATCTCTTTGATAACTTCTTTTCTCGGTGCTATTGGTCGCATCATACAGAAGTATCTTATTTCATCACAAGCATGGTCTTCTAAATCACTATCCAAATCCTCCGGTTTATGCTCGTCATACATCATTAGAGGAATAGTTCTTATTGAGTCCTTGCAAGTATCAAAGAAATAAATCATTGCTTTGCCGTTCTTATCAAATCTCAACCTTTCGTGTACTTGCATCCAACCGGCTATACGGTCATTTATTCCTTTTTCAAACCATAAAGAATGTTTCTCTGCTTCTTCTGCTGCTGATATACCGTGAGAGCCATCCCATATTGAAGGGTCAGCCACACCTTGTATTCTTTTACCCTTGAGGTATGGATGTTCTCTTTCAATCTCTGCTATCTTGTCAAATTGCTCTTTATTAGACCAATGCACACCCTCATTAGCAGTACCGGTGCAACCATATAACTCAAGTATTCTGTAAGCACAGCCATCATAATCCACAGCCCACCAACCACAAGAGAAAGGTTTACCATATCCCCAGTCATAACTTCTGTATATCTTCCACTCTTTAGGTATATTGAAAGGCTTAATAACATGAGTCCACCTATGCTCTATAAGAGCTTCTTCCTCTGTAATACCTGCTTCATAACAGCTCTGAGGTTCAGGTGTAGCTCTAAACTCCTCAAAGAAAGCACCCTCAAATACATCCCATCTACCCTCTAACCAAGCCTTACGGAGCTTAGGAGGTAAAGCCTCAAGCTGTTTGATATATTCAGGGTCATTCTCCATTAGAGCCTTATTATCCGTAACAAGAGATTGAATGAAAGAATAATCTTCAGGATATTCACCTGATTCATAATTTTTATCTATAAATAACCTCTTGATATATCCATGACTTTTACCGCCCGGATTCATAGTGTAATATGTTCTTTTTGGAAAGTTATTTGTACCACGCACACAAGCACATAGTTTTTTAATCTGTTCTTCAGATAATTGTGTAGCCTCGTCAAGAAATAGAATATCAACCTCAGTACCTTGATACCTGTCTACATCCTTTTCAGCATCACAATACCTAAACAAGATTTCACTACCATTTAAAAACTTCATTTCTTTATTAGCTGTGTTGTACTTAGCTATTTCATCTTCAGTACCCACCTTTAATAATTCTTTTAATGGTTTTACATGGTTAGCTAATAACTCAGGGTATGTCCTACGGACAATCATTACCTTTATACCGGCATACATAAGACAGAGAATAGTAGCTTTAAGTCTTACTCCGAAGCTCTTACCGCCACCTCTCGCACCACCGAAGCCTACATGACGATGCTCGTCTATTAAGAATAGCTCTTGCTTTGGACTTGGTGTAGGCAGCTTAAACTCCATACTTCTTCACCTCATCACCAAATGTAATGTTGATGCTGGTGTCTTTCTTTTCTTCCTCAACTTCCTTACGGAGTTTATCAATCCTTGCCTCTTGCTCCCTTATATCAGCATCAGACTTGAGCATTTGTATCTCTTTTATATCTTTAAGTGCTGCCGTAACTTGTCTATATGCACTTAAATCAGCCTCTTGAATAAGGTCAATGCTTTTTTCTATCTTATTAAGCATCTTATCGGTAATAGTTTGTAATCGTGCCACACGGTCAGCCTGAGCATTTGCTAATTTTTCTATTGTTTTTGAATAGGTTTTAGACAAGTAGTTTTCTCTTTCTGCTCTCCAATTTTCCTCTCTACCGTGTTTGGATAGTTCTGTATATGACACATTGTGTTTTTTCGCAAGAAACCTATAAGACACATTTGTAGTTGCATATTCTTGTTTTATTTCTTGCCAATTAACCGCCATCTTAATTTCCTTTCTGCCCTTAAAGTGGGCGAATCTTTATGAAATAATAATAATCAATTCGATATAGTGATTTCTAACCTCCTATAAGCAATAAAAATAGGTAAGGACATTTATGTCCCTACCTTTC